CGATGGTGAGCGAGAGCGCGCAGGAAGTGGCTCGGGCTGAGTGGCTGTACGAAGCCACCGAGCAACTGGTCCGGTTCCGAACAGATGTGAAGTTCCAGCGCCGGCTGCGACCAGCACAGGGCGTCACCGTGGCCCAGTTCGCCCATGCAGTGGACGAGCATGTGAATGGTCGGCTGGCGGGCTGCGAGGTCAACACCCCTGCGCTGGGCTGGCTGCTGGTCACGACTGATGACAAGCCAGACAAGACCGCAGTAGCAGAGCTTCTGGGGAAAAGCGACCACCCACTGGGCAAGCTCGGCGAAATCGCAGAGGGCCTACTTCGACCCCTTGTCGATGACGCGCTGATCGCCCAAGCCGAGGACAACGAGCTATGAGCAATCAGGTAGCACTGGCCCGGCTGGGCCTTGAGATCGCGAAGATGCGCAAGTCCTGCACTCCGGTGCCGGATCGCACCTTCGTCATGGGCATGATCGAAATGGCGGAGTTCGCCGAGATCATCGATACCCGCACCGCCAATCGTTATCGGGATGCGCTGGACGCCAAATTCGTCGAGCGCAACGCGCATCTGAAAGGAGTTTCGGCATGACTACCCCTCCAGTGAAAACGCTGGTCGATGAGCAGCTCGACGACATCGAGCGGCGTATTGCGATTCTCGGCTTCGGCCTGCCCTTCAACGAAGTCATCGGCCGTAAGCGCGAGGATCTGGTCGACAGCCTCCCGCAGCGTCTGTCGGTGACCATGAAAGGCGGACGCATCGCTGTGAGGGCTCGGCCATGAATCTCGTCTACTGGATTCTCGTCGCGATTCTGGTTGCTGGTGCAGGCGCATACGGCATCGTTCGCGATGGCCAAGGCACTTGCCAAGTGCCGCGCTCCACCACCTACAACGTGTTCCGATGACCAGCCTTCAGCGGGCACGTCGTGTGCTTATCCGGCGAGGCTCGTTTCGAGTCATCGCGCTTTACACCTTCCTGATGTTGCTCAGCGCACTAGCCGACCGCATCACCTCCTAACTTTCAACTTCAAGCGCTGCGCACGTCGCGGCAAGGATTCCCCGTGTCCGCTCAACAGCAAGTCATCAAGATCGACGACATCAGCGAAGAAAACGCACCGGCCATCTATGTTGCTGGCGGCCTTGGCCAGTTCTTCGACGCGGTAGCCGCTGAGGTCACCGCCGAGGTTCCAGACCTGACTACTCGAAAAGGCCGCGAGCGAATCGCCTCTCTGGCCGCCAAGGTCAGCAAGTCGAAAACAGCCGTGGAAAAGCCGGGCCGCGATTACCTTAAGCGACTGAAGGAAATGCCAAAGGTCGTCGAGGCCGAACTGCGCGAGTTCGTGAACAAGATGGATGCGCTGCGTGACGCAACTCGCCAACCTCTGACGGACTGGGAGCAAGCCGAGATTGCCCGAACAGATGCTCACGTCGACGCGATCCAGCGCATCAAGGACCTGGCTATCTTCGAAGCGGCGCCAACGTCCGCCCACCTGGCCAACATCATCGCCGACCTTGAGCTGCTCGAAATCGGCGATAGCTGGGAAGAGTTCTTGGCCGAAGCCGCCCAGGTGAAAGACCAGACGCTGATCAAGCTGCGCGCCCTGCACGCCGAGCGAGCGCGGTACGAAGCTGAGCAGGCCGAACTGGTCCGTTTGCGCGCCGAAGCCGAAGCACAGGCTCAGCGCGATCGGGACGCACAGATCGCCCGGGAAGCTGAAGAGCGCGCCCGCCGCGAAGCTGAGCAACGCGCCCAAGCTGAGCGAGACGCCGCCACCCGCCGCGAGCAGGAGTTGCTTGATCAGGCTGCCGCCGCACGGCGCGCCTCCGAGCAAGCCGCCCGCGACGCAGAAGCGCAGGCCGAACGTCAGCGCCTTCAGCTTGAGCAGCAGACCGAACAGGCTCGATTGGCAGCAGAGCAGGCAGAAGCGAACCGCATCGCTGCCGAGCAACGCGCCGAACAGGAACGACAAGCCGCCGCGAAACGTGCCGAACAGGCCGCAGAGCAAGCGCGTGTCGACGAGCGCCGCCGCGCCGACGCAGCGGCCGCCGAAATTCTCCGCCAGCAGGAAGCGCGCGAGGCCGATCAGGAACACAAGAAGCAGATCAATCGCGCCGCTCTGGAAGCTTTCATCGCAGGCGGCATGACCGAGGAATGTGCCAAGCAGGCAATCACCCTGATCGCTCAGCGCAAGATCCCAGCAATCGCCATTCAATATTGAGGCAGCCATGAATAGCACAGCCCTTGCCGAGCAGCACGACGCTCGGCAGGTCGCGTCTCCTGCGACCACCAGCGAATCAACCGCGATGCTGACAATGATTCAGCGCGCCGCGACCGATCCGGCATTCGATGCAGACAAAATGCAAAAGATGATGGAGATGTACGAGCGCCACACGGATCGAACAGCAGCGGCGGCTTTTAATGCTGCAATGGTCAGGGCTCAAGCAGACATCGGCCCTGTCTTTCGCGACAAGTTCAACGCCCAGACAAACAGCGCTTACGCCGCGCTTGAGTCGATTGACCGCAAAATCTCGCCCGTTTACACCGCTCACGGTTTCTCACTGTCATTCGGTACCGGCGACAGCCCGCTGGTTGGTCATATCCGTACTGTTTGCGACTGCATGCATGAGGATGGTCACACCAAGCGGTATCACGTAGACCTTCCAATCGATGCGGCTGGCATCAAAGGCAGCGTTAACAAAACTGGTGTGCATGCCAGTGGATCGACTTACAGCTACGCCCGCCGGTACCTGACGATGATGATCTTCAACGTCGTGCTGACCAATGAGGACGATGACGGTAACGGGAATCAAGCTCCAAGCCTTGGCGAACTCATGAATGAGTGGATTCCAAAGGCGTACGCAGCTGATTCCAAAGAGGCGCTCACAACCTTGTGGCAAGCAGGAGTGCAGTTCTCCCAAGATCTTAAATCAACCGACAAGCAGACGGCGACTGACCTCTATGAGGCCTTGAAAACCGCTGTCACAACACGCGGCCAGCAACTCAGCGCCTCGCCCGCAGGAGCTCAACCATGATCCTCGTCAACTGCACACAAGGTTCTACTGAGTGGCTGCAAGGCCGCGCAGGCGTCATCACCGCAAGCATGTTCAGCACCGCCCGCTCCAAGGTAAACGGACTTACTGCCCAGCAGAAGACATATGTCGATGCGATCCTGGCCGGCCATAGCGAAAGCAAAGCCCGTGACTTGGCTGGCTACAAGGCTGGGCCGAAGGCCGAAGTCGTGCAGCGCGCTCTGGATGGCGAGAAAGTCGGCGAGCCGTCCAACGCTGCACTCACCTACGCCTTCGAGCTTGCGGTTGAGCGGATCGGCGGCGCGCCGCTGGATGGCGGGTTTGAAACCTGGCAGATGCGACGCGGCCACGAACTCGAACCAGAAGCCCGCATGGAACACGAAATCCAGACAGGCCTGATCGTTACGCAGGTCGGTCTGGTGAAAACTGACGACGGCGTGTTCGGCGCCAGTGCTGACGGGTTTATCGGCGAGGACGGCGGGTCGGAGTACAAGTGCTTCCTTTCGCCTGACAAGCTTCGTGCGTTCCACATCGACAACGATGCCAGCGAAGTCATCGACCAGGTGCAGGGCTGCATGTGGATCACCGGCCGCAAGTGGTGGCACATCGGGATGTACTGCCCCTTGCTGAAACCCGTTGGCCGCCAGCTCTGGCTGCAGGAATTCAAGCGCGACGACGACTACATCGAACAACTCGAAGAAGACCTCTGGCAGTTCAAGCTGTTGGTGGACGGATACGAGGCGAAGCTTCGGAGTAAAGCAGCATGATCAGCAACCACCTCAACCTCGTCGAGCAGCACCGGACAGATGCCGAATCGATCTCTGAACGAATCGCGCAATACCTGGCCGCCGGCGGGCGGATCGATCAACTGAAAAGCCCGCCGCGAAACCCGCTGCCGCCTCCCCGCTCGAAGAAAATAGACCCTGAAACGGTCCTCAAGCGTCGGCCGAAGCCGATATCGGCCGCCGACCGCAAAGCTTTGCGAAAAATGGCGGACTCGGTATGAAGTCGAAACGCAAACCCAACAACGGTTTCGCCCGGGCCGAACGCAGTTGCCGGGCGCTGCTGCGTACCAACCACGTCGCGGTGGTCAACATCGATCCCAGCGGCAGTCAGATCATGGCGAACTGGAAGAGCTGCCGTCAGATCCGCAGTCTGGCGATCGCCAACGCGATCTTCGATTTCTCGTATCGCTGGACGATCTACATCGCCGCCATGTGTCGCGACGAGCGCGGCGCCGAGTACATCAAGTCGGTCGAGATCTCGCCGGAGGGCATCTACAAGGTCGAGCGCCTGACCGATGCGATCGAGCATTACTACCTAGAGCTGCGCAACAGCGCGAACCCGGCCCATCTGGTGGCATCGGGCTGGATCGCCATTCCCGACGAGATATCGATGGATGAAGCACAAGCCGCGAAGCTGTTCTACGCCGCCGGCGCCTGGCATCAGGTGAAGGTAGCTGCGTGAGACGTTCCAGGCCCCAACAACGCAAACGACAGACCTGGCTGGACTTGCCGGCCAGCGGAATAGAAGAGGTAGGCCATGGCCGAAGAGCAGCAGGAGCCGACGGCGGAAGCCATCAAGCAGCGCCGGAAGCGCGAGAAGGCAGCAGCGAAGGACGCTGCATTGGGCGTAGAGAAGTTTACGGTTGAAGTG